TTCCGATCTCGAATTTTGAAAAGGTTTGCGAAGTGGTAGCCCCACATTTAAACAAAACTCTCTAAAGCACGAGTATAAAGTAAGACCTCGGAGAGGCATCATTTAAAGCGTTTTTTACAATTTTGAGTTGTATCTTGAAGGTATTCATTATCCTGATTGGTCATTAGGAGTACACTCACCTGATTTCGAGCGAAAATGTCTCGTTACAATTTTAATAATAATAACAACGGCGGTAATTTTCAGGGATTCGTTCCTGATTTTAATAATTGGCGTGACCCCAATATGTCTTATCAATATAATAATCAACAGCAGCAACGTCCACAGCAAAATTTCGGACCCCAAAGAGGTGGACGTCCTCATGTCTTCCGTGGCCGTGGAGGTCGCAGAGGAGGCATTTCGAATAATCCAAAAGCAAATGTTCGTAATCCCGTCGAATTAAAAGAAGAAACACCGAAGCCAACAACTATGCCAACTGGCCAACATTTGTCAAAAACAAATTCTGAGTTTAAAAATGATCCTTTATATTTAGAAGCATTCATGCCTTCTCCTTCCGAGGAGTTGGTTCCAATAGCCGAAGAGTTAAATCATTTTCCGGGTTTTGATGGTTTAACCACATTAATTGAAGAAACATATGAAAATTTTTCTGCACATAATTTAAACTTTAAACGTTCTGTATCTTTATCTGCTTATTCTTATTATATTACTGTTTTGTCTTGGGCCCGTGTTTTATATTTGAAGAAAATGAATAAATATAAATTAACTACTAACGAATTGGAGTTTATTGAAATGGTTTATGAACAAGGCAATTTCTTATTACCTAAGAGTGTAATAATTTATCTTTCTGGTTTTGGTAATTTTAACATCCCTTCAGGCGTTGAATCAAAATTTAATTTAAAACCATATACTTATGACGAATTAGGATATTTTGTAGACTTTGACACGAAATTTTATTTATGCACAAGTTATCCTAATATTTCTATTGCTGCTGAACGTGTAATGCGCGATTTAGCATACACTGACAATCCTGAAATTGGTGAAGCTTGGTCACCAGCCGAAATTGAACAAGAGTGGAATACTCGCTGTATTGGTTACGCACCTTCCGTTATAATTCATGATATGCAACGTGCCGTATTAGAACGTGCGCTCGTTCGCTCTGATAATTTTCCTTCTGATTTAAATGGTTTTCTTGTTAATGTTAGATTAATGAATAATATTCAAAAATATTTGTCCGAAATACCAAGCTTAGAGTCCGGTCCTATTCCTAAGAATCTAACTGGTTCTTTAGGTCAGTTTATCATTGAAATTCCAACTGTTAGCGTTGGTGCTAACGATGAAATCGGGTCCCTTAGTTTTACTTCAAAATCACCTTTGTCTTGTCCTGGTTCCATGTCTTTCCTAGGTGGTAGTTTCTTGTATCGTGTCGACAAGGATCTGACCCCTGCACGTCGTAAGTACTTTTATCCGTATACTAAAGATTCAGATACTCAAGAAGATAAAATTAATTTAAATTTACTTAATACTGGTTGGTCACCCATATTTAATCAAATATATCACTATAGTAATGTTCCCTTTAAACCTGTTCTTAGAGTTAAGAAGTTCTGTTCTATTGATGTAAAACCTTCAGGAGTTTAAGTTAGATTTAGACTGAGAGACAACTCATAAAAACCCCGCG